CAATATCTTTATTGAGCCTGATTATGTTGATGTTATTGATGTTGTGGGCAATGACAATGAAAGACCATTAGACATTCTTGAACTACCGACTGTAGATTTATTACCAGATATTTACCCAGAAGATAATTATATTGAGATCGCAGAAGTTTTAGAATTAGAAGAAATGCCTGAAGAAATAATTGAGGAGCTAGAAGAAGAAATAGAAGAAATAGTTTTTGAAGAAATATTTGAAGAACCAATAGAAGAACTAGAAGAAATTGATGAGATTGACGAGCCTGAAGAAAGACAAAATAATGTTCGTAGAAATGTTGTATCGACAAATAATTATGTAAACAACTTAACTTCTTCTATTGTTAGCCAATCTAATAGTTCATCACAATCACAAAATAATTCTATATCTGGCTCTAATGATTTTTCGCAATCTGGCATAAGTAATCAAATTGCTGCCGAGCAAACACAAACACAAAACGCTTTGCAGTCTGTTCAAACCATTGAAGTCAATCCTATTGGTAATGACGCAATGGGCGTTGCTATTGTGCAAGTTCAGACTGTAACAACTGACAGCATAAGTAATGAAATACAATCTGTAACGACTGAAGTTATGACATCATCTGAGGCAGATCAAGTTGTTGCTAGTGTAATCCAAAGTAACATGGAAAGTTTGCAAGAGGAGATAGAAGAAAACCAAAACGAAAGTGGTGAGTATGATGTGCAAGGACAATCAAATTTAATTGCATTGATGAATTATAAACAAGGTTGGGATAATTATTCTGCAATGAGTATTCCAGATGTTACTTTTTACGAACCTTATCAAATATATACAAATGTTGTTTTAAGTGATAATATTAATGCACATATATCAATGACAGAAGCCTCATCTATTGCAATGAATAAAATGGTGAGCAGTCAGAATTTAGATTTATTTAGGAGATACTAATGAAAAATTTAATGGATAATCTACAAAAGTATTTAACAGTAATTGGTGTAATCGGTGCTGTTGGTGGTGGCTTCTGGAGTTTTGCAGTAGCTACAAGTGAAATAAATAATCGTTTAGATAATTTAGAAGCTGTTGAAATAACATCTGTTGATGTTTCGCCATTAGAAACAAAGATAGCTATACTTGAAGAAAAGGTATCTAAGTTAGAAAAGGCTAATGATAATAGCCGAAACCCATTATTAGGTAACTAACACAATTTTGACATAGTTCGGCAACCACAAAAAAATCGTAAAATCTAGCTTTTTTTATTTAATAAAATCAAAAAAATAGTCCTTGTTATTAACAGGGAGGACTTGTTTTTATTAATATTAAAAACGAGTGGAAGAACATATTACTTAATGTTGTAAGTATTATTTGTATAATGTCTTTTCACTATATTAACAATAACAATGTAAATTTTATGTCTATTGATTTGTCTATTAGCTGTGGCACTAGACGTAAAAGAACTAATGAGTCAGAATTTGTTTACGAAGATACAGAATGTCTTAATGAATAAATATAATTGACCTATGTGAATAAATCGGTATAATGGGGAAAAGGAATAAAATGGAACTTAAAGATAAATTAGAACAACATGATATAAAACATTTTTCTGCCTCGCAGTTAAACATACCATTAAATTTATGGTGGTTTAAATATGTTAAACTTACATCTGAAGAAAGAAAAAAAATAGAGTTTGGTGTACCAGCTACATCAGGAACTGCAATACATGATGCACTAGATTTATCTTTACAAAATGTAAATCCTAACAGTTTTGAGTATGACCAAGAAACAATAGATTTAATCTTTGATGAAATAAGTAATGTAATTGACAGTCATATACCTGTTGATGAGAACGATAAAATTAAAATGATTGGCTGCAAAGAACACGCACCTCAAACTGCACAAAATATGCTTGATGCTACTATCAATGTATTAAAAGAAAGACGTGGAGATGATTTTAAACAAACAAAACATAAAACGTTTTTAAAAGGTAATTTTGAACAACAAATTTTATGGCAACCAAAAGGATTGGTTGTACCTATTATTGGATATGCCGATATGCTGGTTAATAACCCAAAAACTATAATAGAGTACAAGACGCTCCAACCAAGATTAGGTGCTGTAAAAAAAGATGGGAATAGAGGGTTTTCCGTTGCCTCTATTCCTGTCTCGCCTCGTATAACATATTTAGAGCAAATTACTGTGTACTGGGAAGCTATGAATAGAGAATATTATCCTATTATTATTGTTGGCAATAAAAACAAAGCTAAAGTATTTCACCCTGAAAATTGTGAAGATATGTCTTTTGAGAATATGGAAAGATATTCTAAAGCTATGATTAAAAAAGCTAAAACAAGACAGTCATTATTAATGATAGACGATCCTATAAGTGTTTTAGATACACCTGATTTTGAAGGTGATTTCTATTGGAACTTAGGTAAGGAACTCGAAGATAAGGCAAAAGAATTATGGCTAAAGTAATTAAACCAAAAAAATATAACGTGACTATAAACCAAACTATTACAATTCAAAAAAAATTTACAGCATGGAAGCCAGAGCAAGCATTAGAAATGGCAAAGGAAGATTACTGGGATATGCCACCAATGAAAGCAAAACATATTATTTTACACATGCCTATGACAGCAGAAGTTGAGGAAGTGTAATGGCAATTAATGTTAAATCAAAAAGATGGGAAAGAAATTATAATTTAATGGAGACAAAGTTGGCAAAGAGATTAATAGATGGCAGAAAGAACGCCAAAGGTAAAAAATATAGTCATAGACCAAAGAGATATGAAAACTCATGGTATTGCCAAGAAACTAAAAGTTGGTACAGGAAACCAGATGAACAAGGATAAAAAATTTCACGTTGTTATACAGCAATTACTAGATAAATATGGTGAGTTTTCTTGGGAAAAACATTGGCGTGAAAAAGAAAGAAGAATGGAAAGAGATTGGGGTGGTAAGTGGAAAGCTGTTGGGGAAGATGACCACATGAGAACTATGACAAAAATAAAAGATGGAGATAAAGATGACTAAAAATACAGTGTTTGAAACATTAAGCACCATTAAAATTAATAAAAAAGATATAGAAAAAAAAGGTCAGTTTAATTATATATCATGGGCTACTGCTTGGGATCATGTAAGTAGAGCTTATCCAGATGTTACTTTTACTAAAAAATTAAGTGATATAGATGGTTTTGTGTCAGTCTCTATCACTATAGAAGGCAGAACTCTTACAGAGGAGTTTCCCATATTAGATTATAAAAACAAACCTGTTTTAAAACCTAATGCTTTTCAAATTAACACCGCTTTTCAGCGAGGTCTTGTTAAATGTTTAGGTATGTTTGGTTATGGATTGTTTATATATAAAGGAGAAGATTTACCACCTGACAATGTTTCACATGAAACAATACCAGAGCAGCCAAAAGTAGATTATGTTGATGAAGATAATCATGCCGATAACATGGAAAAAGAAGGTTACGAAGTTGCTATTACTAGTATAAATAATATAGACGATTTAGTTGCATGGGGAAAAGACAACGCTGATAAAATTAATAAATCTAATCATACTGAATATATAAGAGGAATTTTCATAAGCAGAAAGACTGCTTTAGAAGATAGAGTTTAATTAACTACAGGAGAAAAATATGAACTCATATAATACTACTGGTAATCTTGCCAACGACCCAGAATTAAAAAAAGTTGGAGAAACATCTGTATTAAATTTTACAGTTGCTTCTAATATTAATAAAGACACAGTTGTTTATAATGATTGTGCTTTATGGGGTAAGTTAGGTGAAAGTTTATCTAGCTTTTTAACAAAAGGTAAACCAGTAACCATATTTGGTGAATTATCTGGTATAAATGCTTATGTTAAAAAAGATGGTGATGCTAACGCTACGATAAGGGTAAAAGTTAATTCACTTAAAATGCACGGAACAAATGAAGTGCAAGATGCTACTCCGTCAAGCGTTGAGCCAAATGACGACATTCCGTTTTAAATGGAAGAAGATTTAGTAAACAACCCTCCACATTATCAAGGCGATAAGTTAGAGGCTTTAGACTCCATACGAGCTATGTTAGGAGTAAAAGGTTTTATTGCTTATTGTCTTGGTAATGCAAGTAAATATGTATGGAGATGTACTAAAAAAGGAAACTTTGAACAAGATTTAAAAAAAGCTAAATTCTATATAGATAGGGCTATTTACGAAAATGAACAAATTAAGAAATAAAGATTGTTTAGATAGGACGATAGAAAAGATATGTGATGATTTTAATGTATCGTCTATTGATTTAATATCACGCAGAAGGGTAAAAGAACTGTCGATAGCTAGATGGTTAATATTTAATTTATTAAAAACAAACTCAATATTAAGTTTAGTTGAGATTGGCAATAAGTATGACAAAGATCATACAAGTGTTATTCATGGCATACGAGAAATACAAATAAGAGAACCAGAATTAATTAGTAAGTATCAATCTGTTTATGAGAATTGTAAGGGATAATTATTTCCAAGAGTCGCCTGACAACCAAGACACAATAGAATGTCTAGTACCTGATGTAAGAGGATAAACTTTGTGCATCAGAAAACTAGGAAAACAAACTATATCACCTTTATCTCTTGGTATGACAAAATCATCTTCATTATCAACATCTAATTTAAGATCGCCACCCTTGTAATCTTCTGTATCACTTAACTGTATAATAGTTGTAATTTTTCTATTAGGTCGCATTGTCTTTAAATTTTGCCAGTTAATATCCATGTGACTGTCATATTTACCACCTACTCCATAGGTAAGAAATTGTAGCGGCTCGGCAAAACCTTTAATGTCAAATCCCCAGTAAGTGTCATTAACAGTCTCCGTAAATTCAGCAATAAAACTAGCAACAAATTCTAACTCTTTGTCGTTAGCCTCAAAAGCCTTTACGTCAACATTTCTATACGCTTTATTATCGCCACCTGTAAGACCTCCATCTTGCGAAGGTATCTTTTTTACTGCTTGCAATATTGTATTTATCTCAGCGTCAGTTAAACACTGTTTTAAGTGACATACCTGTGGTACTTGCATTAT